GAAGGGATTATCGCTTACGTTGGTATTCGTGATGCGGTGACTAGCGGTAATTTGCTGTATCACACTGCTCTGGATTCGTCTAAAACGATTAACAATGGCGATATTTTTAAGATCACCAGTGGGAACTTGTCGGTCACATTAAGTTAGTTATTATATAATATGGCGCAAACTTAAACAAAGGACTGCGCCATGAAACGACATCCAAACCATAAATTAACTATAGATCAAGAAAAAGAGGCAATTGAAAAATATCAATCTGGAATGTCTCTTGATGCTGTTGGAAAAATATTTAATACAAATCTTGTAACAATAAGAAATGTATTAAAAAGAAATGGATTTCAAACTAGGAAAGCTGGAAATGGTTTTAAAATTTTTTCTGATGAAGAAATAAAAACAATTGTCCAGTTATACAAAAGCAATAATTCCATTGAAAAAATAGCTAAACAATTTAAAACATCTACTTCTTTAATATCAAGAAATTTAAGAAGAAACGGTGTAAATATTAGGAATAAAATAAAAGAAAACCATCATAATTGGAAAGGCGGTCGTTTAATTGTAGGCGGATATGTTCAAGTAATTATTGATGCTAATTCTCCATATGTTTCAATGGCAAGAAATAGCAGATATGTTTTAGAACATAGGTTGGTAATGGCGCAACATTTAGGGCGATGCTTACAGCAAACTGAAACAGTTCACCATATTGATGGAAATAAGCTAAACAACAGCATAGAAAATTTACAGTTAAGGCATGGGAAACATGGTAAACATCAAGTATTTATGTGTTGTGATTGCGGATCAAAGAATGTCACAACAACTACTTTGTGAGGCAATTAAATGACTACGATTACTACCCGTTCTGGTAAAGGTTCAGCCCTTAGCTTTGCTGAAGTTGACGGTAACTTCACGAATCTTAATACCGATAAGATTGAAGGCGTTACGTCTAGCGTTGACTCAGAACTAGCCCTCTGGAGTAGTACCACAGGTAAAGTTCTTAAACGTGCGAGTTTTACTGGTATCGTTAAAGCAACTGCTGGTGTAGCTACAACTGCTACGGCTGGTACTGACTATGTGGCTCCTAGCGGTGCTCTTGGAACCCCGTCTAGCGGCACTTTGACGAACTGTACGGTTGATGGGACTAATCAGGTTGGCTATCGTGATGTTCCTCCTGTTGGCGCTAAAACCTCGTCCTATACGCTGCAAACGGCTGATGTAGGTAAGTATGTTGAAGTTGGCTCAGGTGGTTCTATTACGATTCCTGATGCTACATTCTCTGCTGGCGATATTGTTTCTATCTTTAACAATACCACTGGCGCTGTAACTTGCACTTGCTCTATCACAACTGCTTATATCGCTGGAACTGATACTGATAAAGCAACTGTATCTCTGGCAACTCGTGGTGTAGCTACTGTTTTGTTTAATAGCGGAACTGTCTGTGTAATCGCTGGCAATGTATCGTAAGGAATCGATATGAGTGGAATTATGGCAATGCTGCTAGGTCGCATAGCGGCTGCTGGTGGCTACACCGTTATCCAGACGTTTACTGCTTCCGGCACATGGACTGCGCCTAGTGGTGTTACCGCTGTTGACTATCTTGTCGTCGGTGGGGGTGGCGGCGGGTGTTCTGCTGGTAATGCTGGAGCTTCTGGCGCTGCTGGAGGAGCTGGTGGTTTCAGAACTGGCACTGGTTTGGCCGTAACCGCAGGAACAGACTACACAATTACTGTGGGTGCTGGCGGCGCTTCAAAAAATGATAATGGAGCATCTGCCGGTAACTCTGGCAACAATTCAGTATTCAGCACTATTACTTCTGCCGGAGGTGGTGGAGGTGGTCAAGGTGGTGGAAATAATGGCAATGGATTAAATGGTGGTTCTGGTGGCGGTGGTGGCGGCAATACTGGAACTGGTGGTTCTGGTAATACGCCAGCTACAACTCCTTCGCAAGGAAATAACGGAGGAAATGGTGCTGGAGCGCCGAATGTTGGATGTGGTGGTGGAGGGGGCGCTGGAGCTACAGGAAGCAATGGAACAACAATAAACGGAGGAAATGGCGGCAACGGAACAGCCTCAACTATTTCTGGAAGTAGTGTCACCTACGCTGGTGGTGGCGGCGGCGGTGTGTATGGCGGTGGAACAGCAGGAACTGGTGGAACAGGTGGCGGCGGTAATGGACAAGCAAATGCAGGAACTGCCGCTCAATCTGGAACTGCTAATACCGGAGGCGGTGGCGGCGGTGCTGGAACTTCTGGTTCTCCCTATCCGGCTCAAGCATCTGGAGGTGGCGGTTCAGGCATCGTCATTCTGTCATACACCGTAGCATCGCAGACTGTCTTTACTTTTAAGTCATCGACTAAGTGGGTTGCTCCAACTGGAGTGACCAGCGTAGATTATCTTGTCATCGGCGGCGGTGGTGGTAGTGGCGGTGCTGGTGGTGGGGGTGGTGGAGCTGGTGGATTTCGAACGGGAACCGCTCTTTCTGTTACTGCCGGAACTGAATACACAATCACAGTTGGTGCTGGAGGAACTGCTGGCGCTGGAAGTGGAAGTGTCAGCGGAGGTTCTGGTGGAAATTCAATATTTAGCACTATCACTTCCGCTGGTGGTGGCGGTGGTGGCGGCGGTAATCCAGTGCAAAACGGAGGCTCTGGCGGTTCTGGTGGTGGCGCTGGATTAGCTGCAGCCTCGGCTACAGGCGGTGCAGGAAACACGCCTTCAACTACACCAAGCCAAGGAAATAATGGCGGTAACAACGTAGCAACATCTGCCTATGGATGTGGTGGTGGAGGTGGCGCTAGTGCTGCTGGCGCAAATGGCACGACAACGGCAAGCGGCAATGGTGGCGCTGGCACGGCATCAAGCATAAGCGGTTCTTCAGCAACTTATGCTGGTGGTGGAGGTGGCGGCGCTTCTGTTCAAGGAGCGTCTGCTGGCACTGGCGGTGCTGGAGGTGGCGCTAATGGAGCTGCGGCAAACAATAATGGGAACGCTGCAAGTGCAAACACTGGTGGTGGAGCTGGTGGATCAGGTGGTGGCGGCACAAATACTGGTGCTGCTGGTGGCTCCGGCATCGTAATCATCAAGATCAACCAATAAGGATATTCATGCAAAGCAAGGTTTATCGATACTTTGGAATTAATACGGCAATGGAGCTTCTTCGTCCCGGTGCTAAATGGGAGATCTCCAATAATATGTTTACCCGCTGGGAAGATCCAAGACCTTGCCCTAGCATGGATGAAGTGAACTATGTGATGGAAAAGATTAAAGAGTTTGAAGAAGCTATCCCGACAATATGGCTTCCTGAGCAACTAGAGGAAATTACGGCACAGGTTAAAGAGATTGAGGATGCAATGGCATGAATATGCACAATCTATTTCCTATTCCTATTGGAATGTTTGACCTTGACCGTGAACTTACTGATGAGGAACTTTTATTTGTCAGGGGTCAGGAAACTAGGTCTAATGAAGGCAATAGAACTAGCGTAAATAACTTTGTGCTTAGGGATATGACCTCTCTGCGTGGATGGATTGAGGATTGCGTAACAGAATACTTTAAAGCAACAACTGATCCTAAGCATGACGTTCATTTAAGGATTACTCAGAGTTGGTTTAATTATTCTGAGCAAGGTCAATGGCATCATAAACACGCACATCCAAATAGCTTTGTTTCTGGTGTGTTTTATTTGAATACTAATCCAGATGACAGGATTTATTTCTATCGTTCTGGATGGCAACAAATTAAATTCCCCACTGATAACTGGAATGTTTACAATTCTGAATCATGGTGGTTTGAAGCAATTAAAGGTCGTTTGATACTGTTTCCTTCGTCGCTTGAGCATAATGTTCCTACGGTTCAAGGTGATGATGTGAGGATAAGCATGTCATTTAATACATTCCCTGTTGGAACTGTTGGGGATGAAATGGCGCTTACTGGTTTGAAATTGGAGGCTTAACATGGCGCACTTTGCCGAGATTGATAGCAATAATGTTGTTCTTCGAGTAATCGTTGTGGATAACAAAGACACTAGCGATGCTGCTGGCGTTGAGAAAGAGCACATTGGCGCTGCTTTCTGTGAGCGACTGTTCGGTGGTGCTTGGAAGCAAACAAGTTATAACGGTAATTTCCGTAAAAACTATGCAGGAATCGGATATACCTATGACTCAGTTCTTGATGCTTTTGTGCCTCCTCAGCCTTATCCAAGCTGGACTCTTGATGCTAATGCTCAGTGGCAGCCTCCTGTGGCGATGCCTACAGACGGTCAAATGTATTCTTGGAACGAAGCTAATCAAACATGGGATGTAATGGCTCAAAATGGCTAATTACGTTGATTACGACTACTGGACGCAAGGGTATGGTGAAGGTGACTTAGCTCAGCCTGATCGTTATGTAGTTGTCGGCTATTGGACTGACGGATACGCCGAGTACGAGGATGATTCCTCTACGGCTAGTGTTACTGGTACGGCTACGGTAACGGCTTCTGGTATTGCCATGAAAATGGGTTCCGCTGCTGTTACGGCAAACGGAACACTAGAAGTCACTCCCGCTGATGTTTTGGTTGGAACTGCATCTGTTACTGGAAATGCAACTGTAGCGGCTAGTGCTGTTTATACTGCTGGCGGCTTTGCTTCAGTTAATGGAACTGCAACTGTTACGGCTCTTGGTACTTATGAAGTTGAAGGTGCTGCTTCTGTAGTAGTAGCTGCTTCTGTAGATGCTGCTGGAAATATCATTGGTTACGAGTGGACAATAGTTCCTGATGAAGCAACGACTTGGGTTAAGCAATGAGGCAAAAGATCATATTTGGGGAGTGGCTACCAGATCAGCCGGGTGTAACTGGTTCGGTCATGGAAGCTGTGAATTGTTACCCTGTTACTAACGGATATGCCCCATTACGAGATGCCGCTGACTATTCTGACGCTTCTGGAGAAACTCTGCTCATTGCTTTTGCAGGTAAGTCTGCTGGTGCTTCCAGCTTATTTGCTGCTAGTGCTACTTCGATTTATAAATTCGATTCTAGTGATGCCAGCCTTGACCCTGTAAAGACTTCTTATTCTGCTGTTGAGTCTTGGGACGTTACTCAGTTCGGCTCTAAGCTGATTATGGCTAACGGTGGGGATAAGCTCCAATACTGGGACTTAGGTGGTTCCACGACCGTTTCTGACCTATCTGCGGCTGCTCCTACGGCTAAGTATGTGACTGTAGTTCGAGACTTTGTAGTTGCGGCTAATGTTGGTGGTGAAGAATCTAGGGTTTACTGGTCTGATATTAATGATGAGACAGATTGGACACCTAGCACTGCTTCTCAGAGTGACTCACAGTTAATTCCTGATGGCGGGGATATTATTGGATTAGCTGGTGGAGAATATGGATTGGTGTTCTTGGAGAGGGCGATTTATCGTATGTCCTATTCAGGAAGCCCGTATTTCTTCCAGTTTGACGCTATTTCTAGGACTCTAGGCTGTTTATCTAATGGTTCTATTGCTCAGTTCGGTGGATTGACGTATTTCTTGGCTGATGATGGTTTTTATGTCTGTGATGGTCAGACGGTTAAGAACATTGGGCTAGAGAAAGTCAATCGATGGTTCTTTGAGAATGCTATTCCGGATCAGTTGATTAACGCTATTAGTTCTACGGTTGATCCTGTCAGGAAGTTAGTCATTTGGAACTTTAAGAATACGTTTGGCGGTAGATATTTGCTCTTTTACAGTATTGATTTGGGTAAATGGAGCTATGGAACGACTGATATTTACCATCTTTCCTATGGTTACACGCCTAGTGCAACGCTAGAACAGGTGGATAACTACAACACGAACCTAGATGCACTTGATATTCCGTTAGATTCTAGGCTTTGGGCTGGTGGTCAGCTACTAGCGTTAGGTGTTCGAGAGCAAAAGATCGTTGTTATTTCAGGCCCATTTAAATCTGCATACGTTGTTTCAGGGGATATAGATATTGGACGTTCTACTGTCACATTGGCAAAACCTATTGTTGATAATGGATCGGCAACAGTCGCAGTTGCAAGCAGGGATTTGCTCACAGAAACAGTTGAATTCGGAACCGAAGTAGCAGCAGACGCAGAGAATAGGGTTTCTCTGAGGTCTAATGGGGATTACCACCGGATTAAGGTAACTCCGACAGGTTCCAACTGGAAAACTATCGTTGGCGTAGATGTTGAGATTGTGAAACAGGGTAATCGATGACTCGTATTGTTCAATTTCGGACGCTTCCTGTATTCGGGGCTTCAGAAAGGGAAGTTTCAGAGGTTGTTCGCGGGATTATGGACGGTAAGACTAATAACACTGGTCTTATTACTCTGGCAACTGGTAACGCTACGACAACTACCCTCTACGACGAGAGGATAGGCAATGAGAGCCTGATTTTCTTCACGCCTGTATCTAATGCTGCCGAGGCTGATTCAGCGCCTTATGGAGCGTTTCAGGACACTACAGACCAGACTGCTGCGAACACCACGACTGCTTATGCGGTAGCTTTAAATACAACGGATTATTCGTCTGGTGTCTATGTTTCCAATACGTCAAGAGTTAATGTAAGGAATTATGGAGTTTACAACATCCAGTTTTCTATTCAGTTAAAGAATACGACGAATGATTCTCAAGACACGGATATATGGTTTAGGAAGAATGGATCGGATATAGCAGGATCAAATAGTCGTTTTAGTATGCCAGCTAGGAAGTCTACTGGTGATCCGTCGCACTTAATTGCTGCAATGAATTATTTTATAGAATTGCAAGCAAATGATTACATTGAAGTAATGTGGCGAGTATCTGATGTAGGAGTTTCAATTGAACAATATCCTACTAGTTCTAGTCCGACTAGACCATCGATCCCAAGTGCTATAGTTACGGCGCAGTATGTTGCTCCTGCCGCAACAAGTAATGTTTATGTGTCAAGTCAACAATCC